CACCGGTTTCGGCCCTCTGCCCTGTTGTGGCGGTCTCTGTTGTTGTTGCTGTCTCTGTTGCTGCCCTTGCCCACCAAAAGCTTTTTTAGTGTCATCCCCCGGAAACCAAGTCTGGGTTTTTGCCATTTTCTTCAGCCTCCTTTTTGTTACTCTTCTCGAAACTCGTAGTTGCTCATGTCATCCAAGGCTGCGTTGACGGCATCGGTCAATATGCCGCAAATCTCGCCCGGGTTGGTCATTCCAACGATTTTGGGTGCCACTTCGTCCGCGATTGCCATGGTCCTTTTCCTAAAAAAGGAGACCATGTCGTTTATAATCGCTTCCACAGCCGCGGCGTCGTGAAGTTCGTCGTCCAGCTTTTCAAGCCTTATTTCGGCCATTTGCCGCAAGGCCTTTTCGTGCAAGGCCTTTTCCGACCAATAAAGGGCCTTGCTCGCCCTTTTGCTCTCCAAGAATTTCAAGTATTTTTGGACGTTCTCCGCTAACGGGAATTGTGCGGGGCCCTGTTTGACCAAAACGCCCTGTTTGACAAGCGTGTAAACATATTGCGGCGTGCAGCCGAGCATGTCCGCAAGTTCGCGGGCGTTAACCACATAGCCTCCCAAGTCTGTTACAAATTCTGTCATCTCTTCACCTCCTTTTTCGTTCACCGTAAGTTAGCAAGCAAGAAAGTGTGTTTTTAATGGTCATACCTAAGCAAAAATCGGGGCTCGCCAGCATCGCTACCCGTTTTGTCTCTGGAAGGACCCGCTACCCCCCCTATCCCTGCACTTCATCGCTTTACAATGTGCCGCAAAACATAATGCCCTTCCCTGCTTTTCGCGAAACGCCGCCATTGTCTTCAAAAAGCTTGGCGCACTTTATCGCTTTACAAGGTGCCGCTAACTATAAGATTTTACTGGCTTCTGGCCATTGCCGCCCGGCGGGCCTGTTTAGCGCTTTACCAAGTGGTGCAAAACATAATGTTTTTACTGGTTCGGTTCCGTCGCACATATAAGGTATATATGTCATGCGTCGCCCCAAAACTCCCGAGCGATTTCCAAAAGGTCCTTTCTTTTGTTCATCACGTGCCGCATCGTAATGGCCAACTCAATTGCTACGTCCTGCCACGGCTTGTGCTGTATGTAGCGCATTTGTAGCACTTTCAATAAATCGTCATCCAAGGCCGTCTTCAACGCCTCCACCAGCGCGATCTTTTCCTCAAGCTCTGCAATCTCTGCGTTTAACTTTGTGGCAAGCTCTGCCTTGTCGGCCACCGCTACGTCTGGCATGGCACGCGGGCCACCTGTTGGCTTGATCAACCAATCCCCCGCGGGGCGAGAGTAAAGGTCCTGCAGTTTCTGTTTTTTGTATCTCAGCAACTCTTCGTTTTTCCTGTAGTCGTATAAGATTTTTTCTATGCCCTTTTTAGGCATACCACGACTAACCCTGTTTTTGGGTTGTGGCCCCGGTATAGCTAAACTTCGGTTCCGGCCGTGGCTCGAGACTTGCGAGTATCTGCTTTATCCTTTCGTCGTCTCCGTCGACCCACGCGGCGTTAAGGTTTTTCTTGTCGTAATGCGGAAGCTTTGCGACCTCCGGTAAAAAGTCTGTGACCACAGCTTCGACGGCGTCTGCTTCGGTGATTAGATTGATTGTTCTTAACTCTGCATTTGTGTCATCAAGTTCGCGTTCAAATTCTTTGATTTTTTCCTCTAAGTCTTTTCTATGTGCAAGCAAGCCTTGGTGGACTTTCTGCCGTTCAACCTTGGCCCTTGCCGCCTGCGCCTTTATGGCCGCAAGTTTTTTTTCGTCGTAGCCCACCCTTAGGCCTTCAACTTCATAGGCCGCCCTCAGGCCCTCCAGCCGTTCTTTTTCAAGTTGTAGGTCGTGGATATCTTTTGATAATTTTGTCCTTGCGGCTTCGTCTCCTGACATCTCGGCGTGCATCAAGTTTCGCGTGGCATCGGCAATCTTCGCGTCCATCTGCCGGATTGCCTCCGCTATCTCATCGACGCGGGCAGTAACCTTATTTTTTCGGGCCTGCCTGTCGGCCACAAACTCATTTACTAATTGCTTCAACTTCTTTAATTCCTGTAGTTCCAATGTGTTCACTCCTTTTTTGTTTTATTGCCGCACGAAAGGCGGCTTCTTCTTCTTGAAACTTAAGCTCTGCTACCAACCCAACGTAGGCTTCTAATGTTTCTAAAAGCGCTTCTCTGATCGCGGTTATCTGGTCCGGGCCGCCGTAATCCTCCTCGACCAAAACGCACAAGTTGAGCAAGGCGTTATCGACGGCCGCGGCCAGTGTTTTTACATGAGACATTTCTCCCACCTCAACGGTGTTTGCTGCAAAAGCTCATCGCCTTTATTCAGCGCTTCTTCTACGTTTTCGGCATATATGTAAAATCTGAAATTGGAGATGTCTTCTGTGCTTATTGCATACCCCCTCCCGTCCATCATGCCACCTACAAAATCAAAACCACCTTGGCGCGAACACAGCGCCCAGCAGGCAAGGCGCCCAACCATGGCCTTACCATCGGCGGTCTCATAAACCGCCCACCAATTTTGCGCTGGAATTATTTGTTTAATTTGCTGATATAAGCTCTTCATTTTTAGCCCTCCTTTTTCTTTGTTTGGCCGTAGTGGCCATTGCTTTTGGTATTGCTTCGGATATACGCCTTGGCAGCGCCTTGCCTTCACTGTTAATCCATACGCCGCAATGGTTGCAAAACGCCAGCGTGTGCGGTAGTGGCTGTTTAGGCCCAAGGTCCCGGCCGCAATAGTTGCAAATTACCCGTCCTTTCTCTTTTTCGATAACCAACCTTGGTTTCACCTCCCTTCTCTCTCAAATAGTGGCTGCTCAATCTCGCCAAATGGTTTTGGGTCCCCTCCAATCAGTGGTGTTATACGGTTCATCAATTACAAGTTCTTTGAAAGTATTTCCTTTATGAAATTGGTATCTTATAGTCCATCTATGGCCGTTCTCACAAGCAAAGTGCAGCCAAATAGACACCCCTCTACCAGTCGGTTCGCCGTATATTGTCCAAGGGGTTTCACTTTCGATAATAGTTATCGCGCCCCCGGCATTCACGACAACGCCTTCGGGATGCACGCATTCATAGCCACAAACCGGGCATTTCACTATGTCGCTGGCAGTAAAGTCAACGCCAATTGAATATTTCTTTGCCTTATCCATATCACCATCGCTCCTTTAATGTAATTTTTCTTTCGATGCCACCGCCGTCACCAATGGTTGCAACGCCCACAAATAATTCGCCCCACGCTAACCGCCCCCCCGTTGCCGCACATAGATTGCGACGCAGTCATCGCATAACCCGGCCTTGTCCACTTCTGGCACCTTACGGTTACAACCACGACATGTCGGCCATTCATCCAGTGGTTTTTGTGCGGTTATGTTGTCATTTTCTGGTGGTTGTTCACGATCAGAAGAAAGGCAGGCATTTGCGGACAATGTTTTCGTAACTTTTTCTATGTCGTCCCCTATAGAAAACTTACGGAAAGTTTGCCCGCCTTTATCCGCCAGGTTGTTTTGAAGCGGTTGTTCGTGTTCATAAAAATTAGTGGCATTCAGTGGCAATGTTTCCGTAACTTTTTCTATGTCGTCCCCTATAGAAAACTTACGGAAAGTTTGCCACTCTACGCCACTATTTTTTACAAGGCGAATTCCAACCCAAAAACGGGCCCCGCCTGTCTGTTTTTTTTGTGCAATTCCACGGTTGCGTAGCCTTTCGCCAAATGATCGCTTCTTCAGTGGCTCTTCGCCTTCGCGCTCGCACCATCCAACGTATGCGCTATAAAGATCAGCAACAGCAACTTCATAGTGTGGTCTAAACTCGCAGCAATCAGCAAAGAAACCAGCCAGCCTGTCTTGTTCTTGTCGGTATTCTTCGGTCGCTGCTTTTACCTCATCAGCCATCCAGTGGTGGTCCTGTTGCCAGTCGGCAAATCCATCAAGCAGCCACTTCAAGATTGCCGGCCCTTCGGCCACTAATTCGCGGATAATCTCATCTTGTGGTATCTTCTCTGCTTCGGCTATTTTTACACTCCATGGCACCAGCCGCACGCGTCGCCATATGGCGTAATCCGTGCCCGTAATTACCGGCTTGTGGTTACAAAACAGCGTAATGGTCCATGTCTGGTCAAACTCGAAAAAGTCACAGAAAAGAAAGCGCGCCTTGATTTTGTCGCCACCTGTCAAAAGCTTAACTTTCGCTTCGTTTAGCCGTGCTCCCTGCTCTATTTCGGAAGCAAACACGCACCGCTTGCCTGCCAAATTCGCTATCTCCGTGGGATGACTTTCATGTTTTTGTAGTATCAAAAGGTCTTTTGGCGCTGTCTCGGCGTAATCGCCCAATACAGCCAGCACCACTTTTGCCGTAGTGCTTTTGCCGTTGCTACCCGTGCCATACCATATGGGCAATATTTCGTCCAAGTTAGCCCCGGTCAATGAAAGTCCCAAGTCGCGCTGGACCTGCCGCCTAATGTTCGGATTCGGTAAGAAGCGCTTTAGGTGTGCCTCCCACTTCTCACCTTTAGCGTTCGGATCGTAATCAACCGGCGCAAGCTTCGTGCACAGCGCAGCCGGTGTGTGTGGCTTTAGCTCGCCCGTTTTAAGGTCGATAATGCCGTTATCGCAATTCAAGGCCCAAAGGTCAGCATCCCACTCTTCGGGGTTCGTGTGAAAACCCGCCATGCCTTTCAAAAAAGACAGCGCGCCGTTTATCTTTGAAAAGAAGCACGTCTCGACCACGGCCGCCGCCAGCCGCTTTATCTCATCCTCTCCGCGCGCCATGGGCACCCTGCGGGCATATTCGGCCCTTAAGTCAGCCGACGCCTCAGTCGCGACCTGATTATCGGTAATCGGCTCCCACCGCTTACCAGTCCATGCCATCCAGCTTTTGCGATGATCAGCCCACCTGTAGCGATCACGCCATAGCTCAGCCAGCACCAAAGCGTGGCCAAGGTCCCGTATCGGCGGCGGTAACTCTACAGCGACCCTTGTCTCTTCTTGCGTCTCTTCTTTCGGTTTATACTCCGGCGCCTGTTCGGCCATAGATAAAAGCTCTTCTTTTGTGCCCCCGGCCGCAAGCCAGTCTGAAACATCGCCCTTTTCTGGCAGGTTCGGCAGTTCCAATACCCTAATACTCTTGGCTTTACCAACCAGCGACCTTGCCACCTGTTCGGCGTGCCTACGGCCCACGTCGTCGTTATCCGGGATAATCACCACGTCAGCGCCAACCAAACAATCGGCATATTCTGGCTTCCACTTCTCGGCGCCAAACGGATTAGTCGTTGCTGTAAGGCCCACTTTCGCCATGTTGTCGGCGTCCTTTTCACCCTCTACGACAAAGACAAGCTCACCCTTGCTCACGGCCTCAACGACCCTCGGCAACCGGTAAAGCGTAGGATTAACCCCGCCCATGCCGTAAGCCCAACTACCATCATTAGGATGCACAGCTTCAAACTTCTTTTGTGGCGTGCGTATGATCCCAAATAGTGGTTTACCTTCTGCGTCCGTGTAAACATATGTTGGCTTTTGGCTTTGCTTATAAGGTTTTCGTAGTGGTCTTTCTTCGTGAGGGAATAAATCGGCCATGGTCAAGCCCAAGGCCTTTACAATATCTTCTGTGCTGCAACCAGCAAAGCACTTTAACAGCACTCGGCCATCGCTACCTTCGGTTACTGACAGCGACGGATTGCGATCTTCATGCGCCGGACAACGTGCCATATAGCCGCCAGTAACACGCTTGACCTTGTCCAGCCTTGATAAAACTACATCTAAAGGATTGTCTCCACGGTCAAAGTATGTTATACTATTCATAAGATAACCTCCTTAGTCTCCTTTTCTTCGTAGTTTTGGACATTTAACAGTCTCCTTTCGTATAGCTCCCAGCCCGGCCGCTCCGGGCTTTTTGCTTTTAACCTCACCTACACCAGCCCCTTTGCCAAATTTTTAAGCTCTTCTCGCTTGGCAGCCCGCAACTCGGCATGCCACGCGGCATATTCTGCCAATAGCTCGTCAGCTTTAACCAAACCAAGTGCTTCCAACGCCTTGGCGTATCTACGCGGCCGTTCGTCCCGCCCGCCTTCGGCAGAGTAAATAATGTAGTTAGACACGTTGACTGCCAAAGCCATGTCGCGAACACCCAGCCCCAACCTTTTTCGTAAAGCTCGAAACGGATTTTCCGGCATTACCTACACCCCCTTTCGTCCAAAAATAAAACAAGGCGGCGACCCCGTGTTTCTTTTTAGGGCCACCGCCTCATCCGATACTGTCCGACATTGTCAGTTTTGCTTTACTTTTCCTGTCGAGTTGGTTATAATTATGTCAAAGAGACTCAGACAGTAAAAGCTATAGGCCAAATTAAAACTGTCGGATAAGGCGGCCCCGCGTTGACGCGCGGTGGCCCTTTTTTTGTCAAAGGTCAACCATGCCTTCTGCAATTATACACCTCAAAGCCAAAAGAAGTAAAGAGCAGATATAAATTCCATCATAAAACGACATAACCAAGAATGTCAAACAAACTTAACATTAAATGTAGTCAAAAGCCGACATCTTTATGTTCTTGTCCCTTTTAATGAAATATGATATAATAAATTAGGATGTGTTTTTAATTCTTCCACGTTTTATTTCCACGTTTTTCCTCCTTCCGGGCCCCAGCCCGGTTATTTTTTTTGCCTATTAACGGGCATCGCTACGCCTCCCCATCCAACAGATACCGTATGTGTCGGTCAATACCACGTTCTATCTCTTCAATCGTGGCCTCATCTTTTGAGAAGTCGCCCACGTTGAACATGTCCAGTTCCTCTCCGGTCTCTGCGTCGTATATGTGCACCCCACGGCCACCATGCCACGCAAACACAACGCCCATATCTTCTATATATTTGACATATCGCGCACCGTCCAAAGCCTCCGCAAGCATCGCTACGCCTCCTCGATTACTTCGCCCGGAAAGGCTTCTTCAAACTCCATTTCGTGTTCTGGCAGTTGTTCGTAAAGCTCCAACGCCTCGGCGACCGGTAGCGGCTCTATACTGTCCCTCTCCCCCTGCCACATCGTCAAATAGACCGCAAAGTAGCGACCATTAGGCGTTTTATAGAGATAGCAATTGCGACCGTGCCGCTCCCAGTTGTGCCCGTCCCAATAGGCATCATGCGCTATCACTTGAGCTTTTTCCGTGTCATACCGCACCCCACCTATAACAGCCCGCATCCCTTTTACTTGCATCTTTTACCCCTCCTTTTGCTCTACCTCCAAGCTTTTAATAAAAGCCTCAAGGTCGCTCTCACGCACGCGCCATATACGCCCCAATTTCACCCCTTTAATCCTGCCCGCACGCAACCAGTCCCTGACCATCTTCTGGCTTACGCCCAATATTTCCGCCACCTGTTCTGGTGAGAGTAGTTTTTCCATCAAGCCACCTCCTTATACAAATCGTTCTGTAGGAGATACCATACGGTTGACGCATACCACTTGCCGCCCTTCTTCGTGGGCACGCCCCACCTGTTCAAGGCCTCCGCTATCTTGGCAAAGCTCCAGCCCGACTTCCTGAGCGTGGCTATCCTGCCCAGTATCTCACGCTCGCTCTCGTTGGCGATCAAAGCATCATCTACCCTGTCAAAACCAAAAGGCGTCGGACTGTAAGCCTGCCGGTGGCGCTTCTTGTGTGCCAAGGCCGCCCCGGTTCGCTCTGAGATCAAATTACGCTCAAGCTCTGCAAAGCCAGCCATCATATTCAAGAAGAAACGCCCCATGGCCGTAGCCGTGTTCAGTGTCTGGCCGCCCATGTCCACCAAGTGCAAGGCCACGCCTGCCTTGTCCCAAGCTTTCGTCTGGTGTAATGCATCCTCTGCATCCCTAAAAAGCCGATCAAGCTTCAAGGCCACCACGTGGCCGCATTGCCCTTTACGGATAAGTCCAAGTAGCCTTCCGCCGCCCGGCCGCGTGGCCAGTGCCTTTGCGGCCGATACCCCCTCCTCACGGATGACCTCCACAACCTCAAGGCCAGCCATGGCACAGTAGGCGATCAAGCGTTCCTCTTGCGCCGCGAGCGATACTCCGCCCCTCGCCTGCTCTTCTGTTGAGACTCGAACGTATAAAACGGCCTTATTCATGAAGCCTACCTCCCTTTGTGTCCGTATATAGCCATATAATAACCTCCTTAACCGTCCTTGTCAAGCCCTTTATGTCCGTATAAAACCGACCAGTTTTGTATGGAAAGCCACCGTTTAGGCGCGCTCTAAGCCGCCCATGGGGGCGGCGATAAAAAGCAAGGATAGATCATACGACCAAGGCCAAAGTAGCCCCCTTGGAAAGCATCCTGTGAAGCCCCACGGGCCGTGAAATGCGAAAAAGCCGCCCAGGCGTGCCCAAGGCGGCTTAAAAAGCTATTGTTGCTTGTAAAATGCATCAAAAATTCGCTTGGCCGTCTCCAAACTTGCGTAGTAAAATTCACCGACTGGTTCACCCTTGGGGATATATCGCCCACCCCTGAAGGTCCCGACGAAATTGTTTTTGGCGTCAACGATGACATATCTGTCGCCGTCTTTTGACTTGGCCTTCAACAGTTTATAGTTGCCCGAGTCGGACTCGGCAATTAGCTCAAATTTATCGGGGCCGTGTAAAACAAGTTGCCTTTCAAGGTCCATTTTTTCACCTCCCTTCTCTAAAAAGGTGGCTTACAGCCTACTCGCCGATCGGCTCTATGCGCTCGACGGCGTGCTTATAGATGATCGCGTTGGGTTTGCCGTCAACTTCGACCACCAATTGATATTTACTGACGTGTGCGAGCACTCCCTCCAACGGTTGCCGCCCTGACGCCAGCCAGTGAACCCGCACTTTTTGCCCTTTTAAAAAGAAATCTGGTTCTTTAGGCACCGGTTTCGGCCCTCTGCCCTGTTGTGGCGGTCTCTGTTGTTGTTGCTGTCTCTGTTGCTGCCCTTGCCCACCAAAAGCTTTTTTAGTGTCATCCCCCGGAAACCAAGTCTGGGTTTTTGCCATTACATCCAGCCTCCTTTTTGTTACTCCTCTTCTTGAAACTTGTAACCGCTCATGTCATCCAAGGCCGCGTTCACGGCATCGGCCAATATGCCGCAAATCTCGCCCGGGTTCGTCATTCCAACGATTTTGGGTGCCACTTCGTCCGCGATGGCCAAGGTCCTTTTCCTAAAAAAGGAGACCATGTCGTTTATAATCGCTTCAACAGCCGCGGCGTCGTGCAGTTCGTCGTCCAGTTTTTCAAGCCTTATTTCGGCCATTTGCCGCAATGCTTTCTCATGTAAGGCCTTCTCGGACCAATACAGGGCCTTGCTCGCCCTTTTGCTCTCCAAAAACTTCAAGTATTTTTGGACGTTCTCCGCCAACGGAAACTGTGCTATGCCTTTTTTAACCAAAACGCCCTGCTTGACCAGCGCGTAGACATATTGCGGCGTGCAGCCGAGCATGTCTGCAAGTTCGCGGGCGTTAACCACGTAGCCTCCCAAGTCTGTTACGAATTCTGTCATCTTTTCACCTCCTTTTCTGTTTGCCGTAAGTTAGCAAGAAAGAAAGTGTGTTTTTTATGGTCATACCTAAGCAAAAATCGGGGCTCGCCAGCATCGCAATCCTTTTCTTGTCTGGAAGGACCCGCTACCCCCCCTACCCTGCACTTCACCACTTTACAATGTGGTGTAAACCATAATGCCTTTGCTGCTTTTTCCACAAAACGGCGCCATTGCTTTCAAAAACCTTGCTGCGCTTTATCGCTTTACAAAGTGCCACAAAACATAATAACTTGCTGGCTTTTGTCTCATTGCCGCCCGGCGGGCCTGTTTAGCGCTTTACCAAGTGGCGCAAAACATAATGTTTTTACTGGTTCGGTTCCGTCTCACATATATAAGTATTAAATATGTGTCATGCTTCGCCCCAAAATTCGCGGGCGATTTCCAAAAGGCCCTTCCTTTTATTCATGACGTGCCGCATCGTAATGGCCAACTCAATTGCCACATCCTGCCACGGCTTGTGCTGTATATAGCGCAGCTGTAGCACCTTTATAAGGTCGTCGTCCAAAGCTGCCTTCAACGCTTCCACAAACGCGATCTTTTCTTCAAGCTCTGCAATCTCTGCGTTCAGTTTCGTGGCAAGCTCTGCCTTGTCGGCCACCGCAACGTCCGGCGTGGCACGCGGGCCACCTGTTGGCTTGATAAACCAGTCGCCTGCGGGTCGAGCGTAAAGGTCCTGCAGCTTCTGTTTTTTGTATCTCAGCAACTCTTCGTTTTTGCGATAGTCATATAAAATCTTCTCTATGCCTTTCTTAGGCATTGCTGCCGACTAACTCCAGCTTTTTGTCGTGCCCACGTGGTAATCAAGGTTCGGTTCTGGCCGCGGCTCGAGACTTGCGAGTATCTGCTTCATCCTTTCATCGTCTCCGTCGACCCAGGCTTCGTTAAGGTTTTTCTTGTCGTAATGCGGCAACCCTGCTACTTCCGGTAAAAAGTCTGCGACCACGGGCGCGACTACGTCGGCTTCCGTAATCAAGTTAAAGCCACCAAGTTCACGCTCCACGTCGTCAAGTTCACGCTCAAGTTCCTTGATCTTTTCCTGCAAGCCCCGCCTTGTTGCGAGCAAGGCTTCGTGGGCTTTCTGCCGCTCGGCCTTGGCTTTGACGGCCTGCGCCTTTACGGCTTCTAATTTCTTTTCGTCGTAGCCGACTCGTAGGCCTTCAACTTCATAGGCCGCCCTTAGGCCCTCCAGCCGTTCGCGCTCAAGCTGTAGGTCGTGGATGTCTTTTGATAATTTTGTTCTTACGGCTTCGTCTCCGGACATTTCGGCGTGCATCAGCTTCTGTGTGGTCTCGGCAATTTTGGTGTCTGTGGCGGCGATCAACTCCGCCAATTCCGCCACGCGGGCAGCCACCTTGTTTTTGCGGGCTTGCCTGTCGGCCACAAACTCATTTACTAATTGCTTCAGTTTCTTTAACTCCTGTAACTCCAATATGATCCACTCCTTTTTTGTTTTATTGCCGCACAAAAAGCGGCTTCTTCTTCTCCAAATTGAATTGCCTGTGCCAGTTCGACGTAGGGCTCTAACGCTTCCAAAAGCGCTTCCCTGATAGCGTCTATCTGGTCCGGGCCGCCGTAGTCCTCCTCAACCAAAACACACAAGTTGAGCAAGGCGTTATCAACGGCCGCGGCCAGTGTTTTTAGATGAGACATTTCTCCCACCTCTCTAAGATTTTTTGTTTAATGTGTTGATACAAGCTCTTCATTTTTAGCCCTCCTTTTTTTTCGCTTGGCCGTAGCGGCCATTACTTTTGGCATTAGTTCGGATATATGCCGTGGTTGCGGCCTGCCTTGGTTGTCCACCCATAAGTGGCAAGCTTCACAAAACGTAAGCGCGCTCGGCAGCGGTTGCGTAAGACCAAGGTCGCGGCCGCAGTTGGCACAAATAATTCGGTTCGTCTTAATTGCTCTCATCGCTAAACGACGTCGTGAAGATATTTTTAGCGCGTTTACCATTGCTGCCGCCCCCGGTTACCTTCTTGTGCGTTTCATCAAATATTTGTTTAGGCCATTCGTAGGCTTCTTCATAGGTGTGCCCATAGCTATAGCCCCAATGACGCCGTAATGCTTTTACTGGTATAACGTCTGACGCGTGCTCAATCATTGCCGTTACATATTGCCCCTCCTCGTCTTCTATCAGCGCCCAGCAAACTACGCGAAATAGCGACGGCACCGGGTCAACTAACCCCCCGACTGCAAATACTGCCCACCAGCCGGCGGACGGAATTATTTGTTTAATCTCTGCATGTCTAACCATCACCTCTACCCCCTCTCTTGTGTTTTTGTGCAAGTCGCGGCGCAGTCGTCGCACAGCCCATCACCGTTTACCTCCGGCACCTGCCGGTTGCATTCCCTACATGCCGGCCATTCTTCTACCGGTTTTTGGGCGGTAACGATGGTATCGATGGTAACGATGTCATTTTTGGGTGGCTGTCCGCGATCAGAAAAAGTGCGACCATTTGCGACCGTTGTTTCCGTAACTTTTTCTATATCGTCTCTCATGGAAAACTTACGGAAAGTTTGGTCGCATTTGGTCGCAAGAAGCCGGATACCTATCCAGCGTCGTATATTTTCATGACCTATCCGTTTTTGTGCGATTTCGCGATCACGCAAACGGTCGCCAAAGGCCTTTTTACCTAACGGCTCTTCTCCCACTTGCTCGCACCATTCAACATACGCGCTGTAAAGATCAGCAACGGCAACGCTCCAATGTGGCCCAAACTCGCAGCAGTCAGCAAAGAAACCAGCCAAGCGGTCCTGTTCTTGGCGGTATCCTTCGGTTGCGGCTTTCACTTCATCGGCCATCCAGTGGTGGTCCCGTTGCCAGTCGGCAAACCCATCAAGCAGCCATTTCAAGATTGCCGGCCCTTCGGCCACCAATTCGCGGATAATCTCATCTTGTGGTATCTTCTCTGCTTCGGCTATTTTTACAGTCCATGGCACCAGTCGCACGCGCCGCCAAATGGCGTAATCCGTGCCCGTAATTACGGGTTTGTGGTTGCAAAAAAGCGTAATGGTCCATGTCTGGTCAAACTCAAAAAAGTCGCAGAACAGATAGCGCGCCTTGATCCTGTCGCCACCGGTTAGAAGTTTTACCTTAGCTTCGTTCAAACGCGCGCCTTGCTCAATTTCAGATGCAAACACACAACGCTTGCCTGCCAAGTTAGCTATCTCTGTGGGATGACTTTCATGTTTTTGTAGTATCAAAAGGTCTTTTGGCGCTGTCTCGGCGTAATCGCCCAATACAGCTAAGATCACCTTAGCGGTTGTGCTTTTGCCATTCGACCCAGTGCCATACCAAATAGGAAGCATCTCTTCTAAGTTGGCCCCGGTCAATGAAAGTCCCAAGTCGCGCTGGACCTGCCGCCGTATATTCGGATTAGGCAAGAAACGCTTAAGGTGCGCTTCCCACTTTTCACCTTTAGCGTTCGGGTCATATGCCACTGGCACAAGCTTCGTGCATAACGCAGCCGGCGTATGCGGCCTTAGGTCTCCTGTTTTAAGGTCGATAATGCCGTTATCGCAATTCAAGGCCCAAAGATCAGCGTCCCACTCTTCCGGGTTCGTGTGAAAGCCATCCATGCCCTTCAAGAAGTTAAGCGCGCCGTTTATCTTTGAAAAGAAGCACGTCTCGACCACGGCCGCCGCCAGCCGCTTTATCTCATCCTCTCCGCGCGCCATGGGCACCCTGCGGGCATATTCGGCCCTCAAGTCAGCCGACGCCGCAGCCGCAACTTGGTTATCGGTTATCGGCTCCCACCGCTTGCCGTTCCATGCCATCCAACTTTTTCTGTGATCCGCCCAGCGGTAGCGATCACGCCACAACTCAGCCAGCACCAAAGCGTGGCCAAGGTCCTTTACCGGTGGCGGTAGTTCAACCTTTGCCCCATCGGCAGCGCTGGCATCGCTCCTTGTCTTTGCCGCCTCACGTCTTGCTATAGACTCGACCACTCGCCTAACCTCTGCGGCTTGTAATGGCGGCCTGCAGTGCCTCTCGTTCCACGATAAAAGCGTCTCCAAGACCTCTTTTGCTGGCATCTTGGCCGCAAATAGCTTCCCAGCGCGCCGCGTAAGCGCGTCGTTTCTCTCGCCCTCTTGAACGTCAACTTCCCATTCTTCGGCTGTAAAACCACTGCCACCCTCGCTTTGCGACCGCCGGGCGATAAACTCGACCAACCACGACGGCGCCTCCGCAAGGCCCACTTCGTTGGGCGATACCAGCCATTCATAACGTCGGCCGCTCACGTGCACGCTCGGAGGTGCCACGACATAGCCACCCTCGCCCCGGAGGTGAAGGCCCGGAGCAAGCGTGGTGGAATTTTTAATTTCACCATTCATGGGATACTTAAAATAGAAATGTTTACCATTACCCGTAACAACCGTCGTCGTCGGCGGTAATGCCCCTTGAGTTTTTTCAAGGGCCTTCAGCGTTTCTTCGCCTTCCGGGCCGTCCACGTCCAGCACGAAAAAGCCTGACTCTCTACCCGTGGCAAGGCCCACGTTCGCTTCTGGCCATTGCCGCCACCACGCTTCGACTGTCCTTGTGTTGTTGGTGGCGTCCTTAACGCCGTTTAGCGTCCGCGGATGTTTTCCCGGAGACGTGCAGTCATCACGGCCGCAAGTGCAACGTCCAGCGTTCACGGAGTGTAACGGAAATATCAACCAGCCGCGGCTTGCGTAATCCGTCGCGGCCTTGCTTTTCTCCAAACTATGTGATATTATATGCACATAAACCACTCTCCTTTTTAGTTTTGTATTGCCTGTGTTGCCGCCCGGACGCCTCCGGGCTTTTCTCATATAAACTCACCTACACCAGCTCCTTTGCCAATTTTTTTAACTCTTCTCGCTTGGTAGCCCTCAATTCCCCGTGCCACGCAGCGTATTCTGCTAATATCTCGTCGGCCTTAACCAAACCAAGCGCTTCAAGCGCCTTGGCGTATCTACGCGGCCGTTCGTCCCGCCCGCCTTCGGCAGAGTAAATAATGTAATTGGAAACATTGACTGCTAAAGCCATGTCGCGAACGCCCAGCCCCAACTTTTTCCGCAAAGCTCGAAACGGATTTTCCAGCATTGCCTACACCCCCTTTCGTCCCAAAAATAAACAAGGCGGCGACCCCGTGTTTCTTTTTAGGGCCACCGCCTCATCCGATACTGTCCGATACAGTCCGACCTTGCCAGTTTTGCTTTACTTTTAGCGCCGCGTTGGTTATAATTATGCCAAAGAGACTCAGACAGTTAAAGCTATAGGCCAAATTAAAACTGTCGGATAAGGCGGCCCACACGTTGTCGCGTGTGGCCCTTTTTTTATCAAGGATCAACCAAGCCTCTTGCAATTATACACCTCAAAGCCCAAGAAAGTAAATAGAAGATATAAAATTGCGTCCTAAACGGCACAACCAAGAATGTAAAGCGAACTCTACAAATGTAGGACAGACTCAGCATTAAATGTAGCCAAAGGGCGACATTACAACCAAGAATGTAAAACAAACTCTACATTAAATGTAGTCAAAAGCCGACATTGTTATCTTCTTGCCGCTCTCGATGAAATATGATATAATAAATTAGGATATGCTTTTAATTCTTCCGTGTTTTATTTCCACATTTTTCCTCCTTCCGGGCTTCTTCGCCCGGTTATTTTTTGCCTGTTAAACGGGGCAGCCGAGCCTCAACCCGGCCGCCCACCAAGCCTACGCCTCCTCGACAAGTTCGCCCGGAAAGGCCTCCTCAAACTCCACTTCGTGTTCGGGCAGTTGCTCGTAAAGCTCCAACGCCTCGGCGACCGGTAGCGGCTCTATACTGTCCCTCTCCCCCTGCCACATCGTCAAATAGACCGCAAAGTAGCGACCATTAGGCGTTTTATAGAGATAGC